TTGTGACGGATGAACTTAAACGGCTCCAATGCGATGCCGTCAACTACATCGCGTTCGTCGATTAAGCGGATTTCGCGCCCGGTATCACGGTCGAATTTAAAGAACCGAGGATCCCGATAGATAAATTCTTGCGGCGTCCATGTCTGTGCGGTTTTTTTCCAGTCAATTTCAACAACCGAAAAGCCTTTACCCAAAGCATCAAGCATGTCTTCAACCAGATCGGGAAAACCATCATGTTCAGCGATGTTATTGCGGACAGCATCTGCAATCTTGATGTCTTTTGCATCTTCGGAAGCGGGCTCTACAATAGGCGTTACCCCTGAGACCGCCCGTTTACGCACCCCTAGAACGGATGCGTAATGCGGGTCTTTTTCTTCCATCTCTTCAGCCAATACCAGATAGGCATCCAGATCACCTTCAGCGGCAGACATCAAAATGCGCGCCAGTTGAACGGGTGTAATCCCGCTTGCCACGGATTGCGCGAATGCACTGCGTACACCCGTTAGTCCGGGCTCAGCCTGTAGCTTTGTCAGCTCTTGTCTGTGAACGGGTTGCCCGAACTGGTCCACCAGTTGATAACTCATCACCACACTCCTTTGCGCGCATTAAAGCCGCCCGTTAAATTGATTTCGCGCGTCACATCATGCCCGCCACCCGGTGGTACAGGTCGATAATTATAGGGCTGGTATTCCATTTTGGCCGCTGACACGGCCATTGCACCGGCCCAGAACCGATCCGCGTGACCATCCGTGTCTGTATCTGCCACCAAACGGCGAATACCCGTGGGGCCCGAAACTGATTTGATTGCATGAAGATCCGCACGTAGCTTTGGATCGCCAGTCGGTATTTGCAGCTTCTTATCCTGAAAGCCTTCTTTAAAACTCGTGGCCATGTCCAACTTTGCAGCATTCGTGAACAGAACACCTTCAACCCGATCTTCACCGTGATTGCGTTTGGCATCTTCCACAGGCTTTTCACCCATACCCGTTTGGTCCATGCGGCAACGCACAACACGGTAGCGTCGAAAGACATCTGCCAACAAACGATCCTGTTCGGCAAATGTGATACGGCGCTTGGCAATAATTTCACGGGTGACAAGAATACCGTCAACCAACTCTTTAACCCAGATCACGAACAAGTCATTGCGCGCGGCAATATCGACGCCGACAAAACACATTCCACCTTTGTATTCAGATGGTCGGCCCGCATATGGGCTTTCACAAGATGAGATCAGATCATAATCCAACCAAGCACTGGCAGCGTCCATCCATTTAAGTTCGTATTCTTGAGCCCATGCATCTTCATCCGCCATGCCGGCGCGCAACATATCAATATCGCGTGGGCATCCCTGACGCACGGCCTCATAGATATCAACCTCATGGCGGGACCAGACTTCATCTGCGCCGGACATCAATTCATAGAACTTGTTGCCCTTGCCGTTTGGTGTGGAAATCACCCGCAATTTCTGATTGCCCTTGGATATGACGGGAAACAAGGCAGACCAGATTGCGCGGCTGTTTTGATGAAAGGCAAATTCGTCCAGAACAACATTCGCGGAAAAGCCGCGCGCCGTGTCAGGATTGGCGGGAAGTGCGGTAATGCGGGAACCGCCCGGGAACTTCACTTCCAAAGCCTTGTAAACCGCATCAGCCCCTTTCGCTTGCGGCGCGCGAAATTCGCTTTCAATGTATTCAGGCTCACCGCCTTTTAAGAGGGTGTTATAGGCCGCATAAAAGCCCTTTGTGAGGGGTTTAATCGCCTCATCCATTGCTTCGGATGCTTGGCGTTCACCGCGGCTCAATATTACCCACCGCGCTTTGGTGCCGTTAATTTCCGACTGGATGCAATCGTCAACCAATTCACCGCAGGTCGTAAACGTCTTACCGGTTTGGCGTGAAAACATCCCGATCTTGAAACGACTGTCATCTTGCAACCATTTCTTTTGATAGGGGTAGAATTGAATGGCTGGCTGAACCATCATCCAAACCCCATTATCTCGCGAGCCTTGTCCGCAGCCGCCTTGTCGATGTCCCCGGATGCAACAGCCTTATCGAGTTTTGCACCCTGTGCTTTGCTGTAATCTTCACGCATTTTTTCACGTATGCCGCTGGACGCCATAATGTCTTTCATCATGCGGCCCAAGAAATGCAGTTCTTGTGGGTCAACCTCACCGCCACTGCCCATGCGGTCTTTCATCGCCTTGAAGGCAAGGGATGTCAGCATTTGAAACAGAACACTGTGCCGTTTGGCTTCGTCTTCAAGCCCCTGATCCTGCATCCACTCAGCAGCCCATGCGCTGGCTTCTTCCTGGTACTTAACAAAGGTTTGATATTCTTGTCCGAACCGCTGGACGCTTGCCCGGTGGATACGCATTGAAATTCCAGCTTCATCAAGCTTGCCGTTCAATTGGTCCGCGATTTCTTCATAACCAGAAAACCCACTCTCTTTCAGGGCAGTTTTCAGCCAATCACGTTGTTCGGCGGGTAACATCTCGACTTTGCTACGTGGCGGCATCGGTTAGCCCTCTGGACCAGGGCGTTTTACACCGTCATGACGTGCACGGCCTTGTGCAATGTCCACCCCGTGCTTGGTGGCAGTCGCCACAGTGAAGCCAGCAGCTTCATCGATTGTGACCATTCCGTTTTCCCGCAACCATGCCAGTTCGCCTGTTACTTGGTCATGGCTGGATGTAACGCCGAAATTATTGCAGACCTCAACCAGAATGGAACCATTGCTGGTATATTCCGGGCTATCCGATAGAAACCGAAGGATCGTTAAACGGCGGTGTTGTGAAATTGTTTTTGTATAATCAGCCATTAGCCTTTGCCTCTTTCAAGTAAGTGATCTTCGTGACGCCCGACAATGTGTTCTGTTCTGGTCATGCTTTCCGACATGCCGCGCATCGTGGCGCGCACGGCCTTCATATCGCCCCCGATTTCCTTAAGTGTCAGTTCAAGTTGGTGCATGTCGTCTTTGTCAGGCATGTCTTTGACAGACTGTTCCAGTGCTTGAATGCGCAAGTCATGGGCATCCATGCGCTTTGATCCAGTTTTAAAGGCATCATCAATGTGCTGTCGCCGAGTTCTGAAAACAGCAACAACCATTGCACAGATTGAGAGCGCAAAGGTTGCAACTTTCATCCAAAATTCTATTTGATCCGGTGTCATTATTCTTCCCGACTGAAATTTCTTGTAATTGGCGGCTTTACTTATTGCAGTCCGGTGGCGCGTTTCTCGAACCCACGATCACCGAACCACCAAGAGATCGCCAATGACGTCAGATAGAGAAGTGACTCAACAGAGGTTGAAATCAGGGCCGCGTCCGCATTGCCCGATGCAATCAACCTGTGAATGCCCCAGACAGAAACCACCAATAGTAAGAGCGTTAAAACGGGTCGGAAAAACCGCAGTATATTGCTGACCATCTGGCTGATTGGGCCATACGATGCGTCATGCTGGTAAGAGGCACTTAATGTTTGCGCCTGACCATTAACCGTCGCAGTTTCAAATTCGTATTCGCGTTGGGCGGACGCAAGTTCATTTTGTTTTGAAAGCAGCACAAGTTCATGCGCGTAATCCATTTCAAGCTTTTTCAAATCCTGTTTATGACGCACATGGCGATCAAACAGATCAAGCCCTTTCGTGAATACGCTAAATCCGCCACCCGTTAAGGCACCCGCAATCAATGAAATAATGCCAGCCATGTTATTTTCCTCCGTAAGATTTGGGCCATGCCCATGATTGACCCCATTTTCGGGGCCTTCCGATGTCGATGTGAATGAAAGTTTTGTAACCGCCAAAGCCGGTGAAACCGTGCCTGAGAGCCATTTCTTTAAAGCGATATTTCTTCTTCAAGCTCCAACCCAATGTTCGCACATCACCCGCCTCACCTTTTTTATGATAAGATAGTGCCGCGCCGCCAACTCTGGCGTTATGAACAGGATCACGATAGACGCTGCTCATAAACATTGGCTCATCCCACTCAATGCGAAGTGATTGAAGCCGGTCTAAAAAAACATACTCAACTTGCACCGCACCGTTGCCTTTGGATGCCAGTTCATGCGGCGCAAAGTATGTCCACGGCCACCAATTGGGGCGAACATTAGTATAATGGGGCATGAGTAACTTAGGCATTGGGGGGAGTGCTCCGTTGTTAAAACGAAACTATCCTCATACGTGTAGCAATGGACCCCCGACAGGTGTCGGGTTCATGTGATTATTTAGATTAGAATGGGAGTTCTGATTGCCTGTCATCTGTGAGGCTTGCTATCACACGTTCCACAGTTCTTATGTGTACGTCAACCTCTGCGGCGATCTCAGAACCACTTAAACCTAGTTTACGCAAAGCCTTGATACGTTCCCGCCGCCCGGCTTCGCCGCCCATATCGCCATATGGAATAATGACTTCACCTTTGCCTAAAAGGGTAGAAATCAAAATAGCATTATCCAAGCCAACAATTTTTGACAAACCGTGTTGTGCTTTTGGTGCGTCAGGTATGTAGACAGGCCGTCCACCTTTGGCTTTGGCAAGTTTAATTGCGACTTCTTCGCTAATTTCATCAGCAATCAGAGACAACACACCTGGAAGATATGGTTTTTTGTTACTCATTTCTTTAGCTTGATACCTTCACGGCGGCACCATGTTTTAAGGGCGTTTACAACTGCATTTATTTGGGTGTGATCGCGCAATGTGTCGATGTCGATCGGCACACTGGACCATTTGCTTTCGAACTGGCTGCGTACGAACGCATTCAGTCCGGCGCGTCCCGGTTGTTTCAGCACACCGGCTTCGCCAAGCAACCGCCACAACACATGCACTAAACGCAGATCGGCGCGTGGGGCACGTTTGCGGTAATTGCGCGACTTCGTCCGTGCCGGTTTCCAGCCGGACGCTTTCAAGCGCTCGAATACCAACTTCAGGTCGGCATCCGACATATCACGCATGGAAGTCTTGCCGCAGGCTGCCAGTTGCATATCGTGGCGTGCGTCCGCGTCCAGCCCCAGATCACGGCAAGCAATGTGTATTTTCTTTTGTAATGTGCGGTCAGTCATTTTGAACCTGCCTTCACACTTTCGCCAGATCGATTGCCACAGACCGCCACTGGGCATCGTGGGTGGCACGTTGGTAACAACGCACATAGGTTTTAGAGCCCACAACGCGCATGGCATCACGGATCGCACGCATGGCTTGTTGCCAACGTGCATCCGATATATCCAGCCGCAACAGCATGAATATTTCAGCACGGTTGATCTGCCCGGCTTTGTCGGTATTGAAGGCGCGTGTGACAATCGTGCGCAGTTCCGGCCCTGCATCTGATGCCCACTCATTCAGGCATTCATCGACCAGCGTTTTGGCGGTTTGCAATTCCGGCCCGAAGTCGAAATATTCAGCGACCTGCACTTGCACCTTGTACAATCCATCCACTGATTGCAGGGTCATGTTACCTTTTTTGCCACCAAGACGTGTTTCGTATTCCTGCGCAAGAATGGCTTCATGCGCGCCGATGTCGTCAAAAGTATGCTCTTTGAACCGTTTCACCTGATCCGATAGATCAATGGCATAGCCCAATATTTTGCGCACGGTTTCATCTTCAAGAAGGTGCTGCGGCTTGATGGTTTCAATCGGTTGAAAGCCGCCTTTGCTGTCACCCATATAGGTTTTTCCGTCGATTTCCGTGCGGCCATTCGGGGTTTGTACTGGTTGTGCGTTCATATTGCGTTATCTCCATCTATCGGTTGGTGAGGGGGTTTGAGTATGGCCTTGGCCGCTTCACCTGAAATCGGCTCTACGCCAAGACACAAAAGGCAGGTGGCCAAAGCGACGGTTTCTTCGACAGTGACCATTGTGGCCCCGCGATAACCGCCAACTACAATGCGCCCGATAGCACGCTGCGCGTGTGCGATCATTTCGTCGTTGGTCCATGTGTAAACGGGTACTTTCATGCTGACCCCGCTGTTTTTTGGTTTGCCAGAATATTCAGTTCAACGGCCGATACGAACCACTCACAGGCCTTGGCCGGATCAGTAATGCCCTTGGCCAATGCGTTTGTTGCGATCAGGTGTGCAGCTGCAACCGCAATGGTATTTGCAAAATCAGGATCAGTTCGCGTAGGTTCAAGCAACTCTTTTACGGCAAGTGCTGTGGGATGATCTGGATGTAAGAATGTTAGCTGCTTATCCGGCATTGGAACCTCCCACATGGTTTACACCGATCCAGGCAAGCCGTTTCCATTGGTCATTAAGATGCATCTCAACCACCGCAGGAACGTCCGCCTCGTAATTGGCAATGTAGTCGTTCACATCTTGCAGAACTTTGTCTGTCACCCCAGAAAACTCGGCTATGGGTAAACCGTTTTGGATGAAACGGTAGCGGCTGAATTTATCATTCTGTTCGGTGTTTTGACCAACCCCGAACAACAACCAGTCAGCGGAAATATTCAGACCAGCACACAACTGTGCAAACTTCCCAGCAGTTGGTGTGTTCTGACCGTATAAATAACCTTCAAACGTTGGAAATGGCAGGTTACACCTATGGGCTAACATCAGGTTTTTTTCACCTTTGGCATGCGCCGTTGCACGAAGCCTTTTGAGGAACCCGGACTTGTCAAATTCAAAAGTCATTTCAGGCCTCCTTCACATTGATGGAGCAAGATGTGCAGGCGCGATACATACGAACCCGCAAGGTGTTGACCCCTGCGAACTTGCGCGATTTTTTACGCCAATCATGACATTCGTTTGCGGGGATTTCGCCCAAGGCAGGGCATGTGATTGTGCCGTTCATGAATACGCCACGAACACAATCTTCAACGCCCTTTAAATCGCCCTTATATTTGTTTTTAAGGACAAGATTAACCAATGCACTGGATCGTTTAAGTTGCTTGGCAACCTTGACCTGCGATGCCGCTTGGCTTTCTTCGGCCAAACGCTGAACCCAATCAGGTATATCTTTGCCCCATGCCTCCTGCGCCGTTTGAATAGCACTATTCATAAGGTCACCTCTGGGTAATATGTGACTTCATTCAAATTAGGGTCAAAAACCTGCTTCACATTCTGAATTTGTGGTGGTTTCGGCCCTGTATCCCGCACAAACCTATAAGTTGCCTGACATTTGCCCGGCACAGCTTTTTTGAGCACCCGCAGATATTTCGCCTTAAGCAACATACCGCAATATCTATGCGCGGTGGCTTCCTCTACGACCACTGTATCTGTCGTGGAGTGCAGTGCCAGATCGCGCGACGTAAACGTTTTGAGCATCCGCATGGAACGCCACATATTCTTGGTGCCACTACCCATCGTGACGGGCGTTCCGTCTTTTTTCAACCGCGGCGCATGAACACCTGCATCACGCACAAGGATGAACATCTTTGTTTCATCAAATTGTTTGTGCTTTTCGACATAGCCGCCAGCTTCCAAGCGCTTGATATAATCCGTGATTGTTTTGCGATTTATGTCTGTCGCTATTACAATCTGCGTGGCAGTGAATACATTCAGTTTGCGGATTTCTATCCAGATGCCATCTTGCCCGTATGGCTTTTTACTCTTGCTCAACTGGTCGATAGGTCTGCCGCTCATGCCAATTCCCTCCGCTGTGCAGGTGCACTGCAGGCGAAAAACTCGCGCTTGCCCCACGCTGCCATGTCTATTGTCTCCATACCCTTTTTGGATGCGAACTCGCGGACACGCTCCAGGTTCACGACCACACGGCGTATTGAATGCTTTGACGCTTTTAATAGGTGGCTCTTGAAGTCAGCTTCCAAGGTCAAATCATTGCAGTGAAGTTGCGTAAGGTGATCAATATCATCAAGACACGCAGGCAAGGCTGCAACCCAGTCCAACATACGCCCGTGGACGCGTTCCCATTTCTGAAGCTTTTGTGGCAGGCCTTCTTCGCC